TTGCATAAAATCAATCTGTCCCGGCTTAACCCATACTTCATAACAGAGAATAGCATTCTTTCGATAATCCCCAGCACCAACTAGTTGCAAGAAACTATCATTAAGAATATCATTAGCTTCCATCACATTAGGCTGAGCCTTCAAATCAGGATAATTAGATTTAACCCATTCCAAGGACTTAGTCTGAACATGGATAACATATGGCTGATCTTCCAAATCCTGACATAGCATATCAGGTACAAAAATATGAAATGGAGTTATATTCTCATAACAAAAATCACCAGGATTACCTTCACAATCCGGCTTATTAGGGTCCCAATATGTCTTCATAAAGCCATTACCAGTCGTCAATGTCCAAAGCATTGTACGACCGAAAATGGACTTAATCTTCTTGTCTCTATAAACTGAATCCCAAATTTGCTCGCCAGCTTGAGCCGCTGCCAAATCCCTATCTTCACCTGTTGATGGGACAATAGTAGCAGTTGGCTTCTGAGCAGTCAATTTAGCTAGCTCAGTGCGAATAATAGGTCGAATCCTATTGATAACTGGGCGAGCACGGTAATAAGGAGCAGGAGGAATATAAAGGCGCACTCCTGTAGCCGCAGAACTAGCTGAACTAATAGGAATAACAGCTACATTCTGCTTCCCAGTGTAAAACGCCAAATTAATGTACCATTGACGTTCTATCTGCTGACGAACAGTCCTACATTTCTGATGATTAGATTTTGTCCACTCAATTACGCGATTTTCAAAATCTTTATCTTTAGAAGATTTAGCAAGATTCTGAAGTTGCTCGTCGCTATACTGGCCATTATCTTCAGTAGCACCTACTATAGATGTACTCAATTACCTCCTCCCTTACATGAATTCCTGAATTCCGCCAAAGTCATTTAGAGCATCATCTGGATTATCATACGCTGCTCTAGGATCTAGCCCCTGTGAGGTATAACGATCCGCAATAAGTTTAGCTACAGATGCATCATCACCGGGTATTATTGGAACTTCGGCTACAGGGGAAGATTGATTACTAGTCAAAGTCTGTAGAGTCGAAAAAGTCATCGGGTCCTTCGACGTTAGGAGATTCGTTAGTCTCTGAATCTCTAGTCTCTGGTCCTCTATTAGTTTCGACTGATGATTCTGGCTTCTCCACAAGAGATAGAGAGGTGACATTATCGTCAATAGTATTAGTAGACTCGCTAGACCCATTATTGAGTAGAGTAGAAAGTGCATCCTTCACCGACTTAAGTTCAATAGCCATCTGATCAAATCTAATCTGAAGTCTACGATACTCATCATGAAGCTTCTCAAAGCTGGCTACAGGAATAAAGCCGCAAGCTTCTGAAGCTTCCCTAATACATTCACTACAAAAATAAACTGCCCCATACCAATCAAGTTGCTTACCAAAATCAATAAACTTACGGCCATCTCCCCCGGCTGAACCACAAAGGCAACAAGAACCGGGAGCTAGTATAGGTCTATCCAGGATCTTAATTCTAGACTGAGCCGAAACCGTCATTAACCCTTCCTCGTCCCAGAACTAGTCTTCTTAACCGTACGAGCTTCCTTTTCACCTACTCCAGAAAGAGGCGCATCCTTACTTTCTACAGAGGGAGTAGAATTATAAATATTCACAGCCAAATCCGGATTAATTCCCTTAGATACAGCTTCTGCATACCCAATAAGCTCTACTGGATTAGTATCTGAAGGAACAGAGCCTGAAGGGGCAAACTGAGGATACTTCTCTTCATTAACAGCAATAAGAGGATCGCGACCTTCCTTACGTGCTGAATCATTTTCCTTAAGCTGGGCCTCTACTTCTGTGAGAGACCTATTATTAGCAGCAGCACCTAGAGTAGGGTTATCCCAGATTTCAGGATTGAGGTCAACCATTAATCCTCCTCATTAAGAACTATTTTGGTCCACTTAGTTTTCTCCCCTGATAGTGCTTCGGGTGTCAGGTTAGGATCAAAACTAGGACGATCACCGCGCTTAGCACTATTGCCACCAATCTTTGGAAGCGCCAATCTTTTATCAGGGAGAGGGTTTCTTTGTCGGAGCTCAGGGAGGAAAGAAAAGAAGTAACGAGCTGAATCACAAGCGTGATCATCTTTGGCGTGAATTTTATCATAAGGATTATTCTGCGACTGTTGTTTCTTGGACGCCCATGTCTTCCATCTGAGCCTCTGAAGTTCTCTAATAAGGTTAGCACAGTTTCTGGTTATAAGCCAGCTGGGTTTACCATCTTTTCCTAGCTCAAGATACTGGTTAACTTTAGCCACACCAGTCAACATGTCATTATTACCTAGAGCAAAACCAATGCCTCTAATCGCGTATTCGGTCTGAATCGACGTCCCTGTAACGGCCTGACGCTGGGCTAGAGCAGGGTCACAGACGTTCAAGTCGGGTGCACGACCATGAAGACGCTGCCTTTCGGCAATAACAGCAGAATGGTAGTCAATAGTTCTCTCTGATTCATAATGCTCATCAAAAGTAATTACTCTATTATCTGAGTCTACAGCGTGCCACAATACCGCAGTAGGATTATTAAATCCGTGATCCAAAGACATATACCAACGATATTCTCTTCCAATAAGATCTCTTGGGCTTACAGCGTCTATTACATGAGTAGTTGGTTTAAATATTTTATAAACCAAACCCCCACGCTGAACAAATTTACCATGACCTCGAATCTCCCGTTCTTCTTCATCAAGAGAGTCAAGATACTTTTTAACTTCTTCTTTATCCAAGTGTGGGTTTTCTTCCATACCCACTTCAACTACATCAATATCCGAATGACCTACAATTCCAGGTTCATAAATTTTATCATAAATCCACAACATACCTTCAACTGGGGTAAGTGTAAACCATTCTCGACCTTTACGGTCAATAAGTCGAGTCTGATTTTCAATTCTAATATCCTCAGGAGGTTCCTCATCATAATGGATAAAATCTCGACTAGTCCCAGCAAATTTATCAAGATCCTGATCATAAGACATCAACTCAACAAATGAACCATTCTCAAAATTAAGAGTTCGTTCCATAGAATCATAAGCGCTATACCAGGAACCCCCTCGAAGTTGAGAAGGAGGTACCCACTGCTTAAGTTGAGGAATAATGATCTTAGCAATACCATTAAGAAAGTCAACAGAGATAATACGTCCGGCTACAGGGCGATGCTTGGGTGTATTAAGGTAAGGATGCCTATGCGTTAGCCACCAAATATCTTCTACAATACCTCCTGTAGTCTTACCTGAACGGTTACCACCAATATACAAACGTGTCTTCTTACTTGATTTATGAAACCGTTCTTGTTTACGGTGTGGAGTGTACGAATTAATGTCTGGGGCATAAGCAACACGACTTAGTCCATCAACCATCTCTTTAATGGCTTCACTAAGAGTTGATATTTTACGCTCTGCTTTAGCCACTATAATAGAATCCTGCCGAGTTATTATACTTAAGACCCGTAATCCAAATTACTTGAGAAGTAGCGTTATTAGTATTAAAGAACTTAAAGGAGCTAGTTCCGTCTTCCTTCATAAAAAGACGTCCACCAACATAGCCTCCCTGACCAGTTCCACTAACTATAGGGGATACTGCGAGAGTAGTATTAAAACTAGTATTAGGGCGAATCCCTGTGGGAATATTCTTAAACGCATTGAAAATCGTACCTTCGGCTATATTTGGGGTAGGCTTTCTGATAGCTCCACGCCAATGGCAAAATCCTCGACTATCTAGCGCGATAGCTAGTCCGTAAGTTGGATGTATTTCAAAATCTGATGTAGCCCAAATACTAGATGTAAGGCTAACCCAAGGAGAAATCATCTGCTGAATAGGTCGCCAATGCCAACCAAAATTAGAATCCTTACAAACTAGAATATAAGAACTAGGCCAAGTATTTATACCCTCTGCAACATCATTACGAAATACTCTATCCCCTAGTGAATAATTACCACTCTGAGGTAGAGCACCCCCGGCAGCGATTACAGTAGGATCAGCCCTTGTAGAAATCTTTTCAAATGTGTCTGTTATATTCTTCCTAGGATCTGCCATACTATCAGCATCTTTAGGAAGAAAGAACCCATAATTAGGGGTAAATTCATCAGCCACTAGTACCACCAACTAAGGCCATCTAGCATAACAAAATTACCACTAGCAAGGGCATCCCCCTGCCATCTAATATAGATAGCTACTCTACTAGGTGTAGTTACTAGCTGAACTTTTGCTACAGCGGATGCAAATCCTCCAGCTGTCATAATCTGTGCTGTAGCTAGTTGATTATGATGAAGACCACCTATGGGTTGATTGACAGTAGATATTCCTGCATCTGTTGTAATTTCAATATCTGAACCTGTAGGCCATGCTGCGCCAGAATTATAAATAACACCACCAGAAATTTGAACCAAGCGCAACATTGTATTAGCTCTAATTACAGGAGTAAAACCGGATCTCTCAGTTACAGGGGATCTGAGTGGAAAATCAGTCCAAGCAGTCCATCCAGTTCCATGGCTAAGAGAACGAATCCAAGTTGTACCATTATAAACTGCAATACGTCGATGTTCAATAACATCAGTACCCAGAGGATAAAAGGCTTCTGTACCTACAGGAGGGTTAACGATCTCATTTGGAAGCTTATTGAATCCATCGATCTTATCCGCAACTTCTTGCCAATTATTGTTAAGTTGTGCAGAAGGATCGACTAGTTCGTCATTAGGAGGATCTGTAATATATGTAAAATTAAAATATACCATTATGTACCTGCCGTATCGTTTAGAGGATAGTAAACGTCATTCAATGACAAATATCTATCCCCACTAGTAGCAGAATTACCACCATACTTAATAAATTCTAGACGGACATCTGCACTACCTGCCGCAGGAATAAAAACACGAAATACTTGAAAATCTACTCCTGAAGCATTCCCACCATGAACAGTAAAATATCTACCCTTATTAGGTTGGGTGCTAGCTGGAGGGGTTAGAAAATCCGTAACTGTATTAGCAGGAAGCTCATTACCATTAGTAAGAGCTACACGTCCACGCCACCTAACCCAACCATTAAAAATACTATAGCCTACACGTTGTTCCTGAAGATTTGTACTTCCATAACCCGATTCAAATACAATATCTGAAGTAGACCAACTATCTACCTGAGCGTTAGGATCTTGAAATACACCACTCGTAGTGTCTCTGGCATTCCAAATAGCATTAGTATAAGTTTTATACCACTTAAACCCAGTACCCTTTGTAAGACTAGAATCTGTAATCGAAGGAACATCAGTATAAACATACTCTACAAGGGAACGAATTCGTGTGTCTGCTCTCTGAAGATTATAATTCAAATCATTATCAACATTAACAAGTTCTGTAGGATCAATGAGATAGAAATTCTGAGGATTCGTGTACGATCCCATTTAGATCCTTTCTGGTTGACAGAATCGAAATAATAGGGATTTGTCTACAGGGAGACGCCCAAAGTTTTAAGAGCTGCAATAATCTTATCGAGCTTCTTATTAGCAAGCTCAGATTGCTCCGCAGCAAACCTAGCCATAGTCTCAGGGGTCCACAAAGGATTAGTTTCTGTTTCCCTACCCTTTGGGGGTTTTACTGCGTCAGTCTTCCAAACCTCTTCGAAAATATCTGGAGTAGGGTTAGTCACAACAGTTCCTCCTTTAAGAGTGTCCTGAATATCGGTTCTAACATCCGCCATATCCATCATCTTCCCTGATGAATACCCAGGGTCCCACTTACCGGGTTGCCATTCACCATGACCAATAACAGACTTAGAAGTCCAGTTATGACCATCACAAATAGCAGCTCCAAGAAGCAGAAGACTATCATACTGTTCTCTGGTCATAATATGACTACCAGAGTACCAAATCTCTACTCCATAGAAATGAACATTTCCATCTACTGTAGCTTCGTTATCAGTAGGAGGATAAGACCCGTAATCTTCATTAATTACTGCCTTAAGTACATCAGGATCACCCTTACCAGCATGATTAGCGCGACCCCAACCTATTAGCCAAACAGTTCCATCCTGAGCAATACCAAAGTGACAAAGAGGTCCAGGAAGATCTGAACGTCCATTATAAAGTAGTTCTCTTTGGTCTGTAGAATCTGAGCCAGTATGGTGCACCATAAATCCATTAACAGGACCCCATGCACCCGTACTAGCTGGCCGATGGTGAACTTCCCAATCTCTATATCCCTTATAAGGAACGTGCCACTTTTCGAGCTGATCCAAAAGTTTAGTATGAGTCATTGGTGTTGCCATTATACCTGCCTAAAATTAACGAACTTCTCAAGGAGATTAACAATATCAGCTACAGTAGGGCTACTAGGAAGAGTCCATTCAGCCCTAGTCTTACCTTCATTACCTGACGTTGGGTCCATCTCTAGCGGACCAATCTTCTTAGACGTAGTCCCATCATGATTATGATCACCAGGACTAGCCTGATTATGCTTAACACCTAGTGTGTGGTGAAGACTCCTAGGACTCAAATCTGTGTCTGATCGCGTATGGTATTTACGCGAATCACGAGGAGACTCTTTAGACCATTTAGATCGATCATAATCAGCATCATCCTGCTGACCAAATTGATCCGGAGTAGTTTCTTCTTTAGTCCTATTAACCTTAGAACGTTTGAATTGCCCTACGTTAAAATTAGTAGGTTTTAGCTCAGTCATGCTAGCTCTTTCCTGGTTGACTCACTCGGAACAATGGGAGTGTTTGCTACAGGGGAACCTGCTTCAATAGCTAGCTGACTAAAATCCACAGCCAACGCATTAAGCACATTAGGATCTTTAACATGAGCTTGAATAACCTCTAGCATTTTACCAATAAGAAGTCTGATATTGACTTGATTTTCTTCATTAGGATTATAACGTCCAGTCAACTCATAGTAGAGTTTAATACTAGCAGTATTCCCTTGCCTTACACCGCGCAAGAGTCCCATATGTGCTTCATGTATTGAGTTAGAAACTAGAAGCTCAGAACGTTGACGCATGTATTCTGCGAATTCATTATTCTGCATCCATGTACTAAACTCTTCAGTTGAGACGCCAATATCGCGAAGCTTCTTCTCATCTGAACGTCTATCAGTAAGATTTAGCATTACTGCTGCGGCAGCTATTTGACGAGAAGTTAGACCCTTGGTCTCTCTAAGCTGTCCGCTTTCTTCAGTGTTAATTACAATACCACGAACTTTCATTGAAGCTTGAAAGAGTGGATTGTTCTTTAGATTGTTAACATTAGTTAGAGTAAGCTCGTATTTTAGAAATTGAAGATACTTAAGGATATCATCGTCGGAGGGTACCGCGCCACTCGTATTATGCGTTCTTTCTATGTAATGAACTGCTTCTCGCTGCCAGTCTTCAAGAAATCCATTATTCATATGGTAGAGCCTTTCCATTGTCAGCGATTGCGTATATTCCCTTTTCATAAGCATCAGCAAAACTTAGAAAAGCATCACAATCTGAATACATACAGAAATAACCATCATAGAGAAGACTAGTAACCCAGACATGTCTTCCAAAGAACTTATGAAGAAGTCTTCTAACGTTCATTAGTCTTAAACCCCTCCCCTATTAGGTTAAGACGAGTCATAACAGTTTTTAGATTATTAGGCATAGTATGTGTACTGCCCTCTTCATAATCTACTACAGGAGATGGATGGAGACACATATCAACACAAAATGCGTGAGGAGAGATCCAATAGCCTTCCCTCCACTGCCTAAATATCTTGTAATAATAAACAATTCCTGGTTGACGTACTCGGTCAAATTCCGTGACGCTACAGGGACGTAGAGCTAGATTAGCCTTAGTAGATTCTCGCTTAGACCATTGCCATTCGCGATAAAGAATCTCAATCTGCTCATGCTCTATTAGGTCACTGTTGCTTTTGCTAAGAACTTGGAAAGTCCAATCTACAAGTTTCTTATTAGGCTTATCGTAAAGACCCTGTTCGAGCCGGGAAACATATTGCCTAGAAACCTCAAGTTTCTTAGCTAGGGCAGTAGTTGAATAACTGGATAGATATCTGGCGTAGGATACTGGGTTCATTCATATATAATACTTGGTTTACACCCAAAATGTCAAGTCGGAGAGGTGGTAATACCAATATAGGAAAAACGAGTGGAATTTTTGACAACATGAAGGGCGCCCAATAGTCTTCTCATTAGTAAGAACAAAACGAAGCAAGCTACGGAGGAGACCATGTCCGCGATCATCGCCCTTATTCTCTGGATTGTGACCCTGTCTAATCCCAAGGTTACACACGCGACTAGCGCGATGGTTATTCCTCCCATGCCTACTAAGTCTCCTGCTTGGACTATTGAAGAACTTGTTTGGGAATACGAGTCAGGTTGTATGTGTGACGAGTGCTATTGGAATGAATGCTTTGAAGAGTCACTAGATGAGTTTACTAATCTCTTCAATAGCTATGAGACCAAGCGCGCTAAGACAGGACGTATGATGATTCGTCGCGCTGGTGAATCACGATTCATGTTCGCTAAGCTCAACATTCAGGGAGTCTGAAATGTTCTTCAAGTCAACTCACGCGACCACAAACGAAATGCTCACCACTAATGGTGAGATCACCAATCAAATGAAGTCATGGGCTAATGGGTACTGCGACGCGACTAAGGGTGCAGACTTTGTAATGCACAACTGCCGCAACACGCAGAATCCCGAACCGTCTACAGAAATAATGGCAATCGTATTCGATTGCAAGAGCGGCAGCATTATCGCCCTCTGGTCACTAACTGTGACCTACAACTAGTCAAGGGTCTTGGGCGCAGCGCGGTAGTCCTCCGGGATTATCTCGCTGCGCTTAAAATCCTCGGCTGGAAAAACGAGTGGAATTCTTGCCAGTCGGGAGCCAACTGCTAATGTGTAAGTAGCTCGATGACCAGTCGGGCAGGCAGGCCAATTAAATAAGTACCGGGCATTAATGACGCGCATTTATGAGCCATCGCGCTAGGAATTAAGTAGTTCGGGAATAGTTGGACCGTCTGAATATTGATAAATCAACAGTGCGCGCCGTAGTAGGCTCTTATCGCGATAGGCAATTTCTAGCCATTTAGTCGCGATTAATTAACCTATTGTGAAGATTTACACACTCAATGTGTAGGGCGTAGAAACTCTTTACGAGTTGACACGCTCACTAGGGTTGGATGATCGGTAACTCAAATCAGCTAACCGAAACCAAGGGACAAGTGTGTCAACCACTGCATAGTGTGTGGTACACTGTCAGTCCAAGCACAGAACATCATCAGAGATGAGGTCAAGAAATGACTACTCCGGCTACTGAGGTCAAGTCCAACGACACGGAGCTTACTCCGGAGCAGCTTCAGGAAATGTTTAATGCGCTTCCTAATGAGTTTCGGGACGCCATTAACAACGTCAATAAGGCTATTGCCGAACACAACGCTAACGTTGAGTCTATTAAGGCAACGGAAGCCAAGGACCCTAAGCTTATTAAGGCTGAGATCTTCGAGCAGGACAGCCACGGTAATAAGCAGGTTTCTCGGATGTACACCGAGTACCTTAAGCTTACTGAGCAGGCCGAAAAGATTAGGTCGCAGGCTTATGAGCTTATTGACAAGCATGGGCTTATGCCTAAGGAACTTACGGCTGAGGACATCGAAAAGCTTAAGAGCACCGTTACCGATTCCACTAAGGAACTCCGGGAACAGGTTGGAGCGCTTCTTAAGTTCGAGGAAATGATGCCCATGTTTGCGGGCAAGATTACTCCTCACATCTTTGAGATTAAGACTCGCAGGGGTGCCGCTAAGACTACTGGCACTACTGTTAAGGGTGAGGGTCCTAAGCGTATTCGCTTTAAGCGGATTGAGGTTAATAACGTTACTGAGGACGATAAGGGTAATAAGGTTTACGGGCTCGTTAATGGCGAACCTAAGTACACTTTCACCTTTGCTTCTCAGTATCTGCGTAAGCAGCACAAGGCGATTAACTGGTCTGCTAAGGACCTTACGGACGCTTACCTTAGTGGGCAGGATGAGAATAACCTGCCTGAGGAGCGCGAGTTTCCGATGGTGCATACCTTTAATGACGCCAACGGTAATGAGCAGTCAGTCACTTATACTGTGAAGTGCTACCGATAAGCTAGCTAAGCTAAGTGAACATTGATTAAGGGTCGGCTAGAAATATCTAGTCGGCC